TACCAAGACCTTGCGTTGATTGCCAAATGATTACTAGATCAACAAGATGTATTAATTGTCAAAGAATAAAAGATAGACAAAGACCAACACCAACTCAGCGTGGCTATGATTCTAAGTGGCGTAAGTTGTCGAGGGAGTTTAGATCAATTTATCCACAATGTTTTAAATGTGGATCAACAAAAGATTTAACCACCGATCACATTGTTAGCAAGAAAAACGGCGGACAATCTGTTTGGTCAAACCTACAAACTCTTTGCAGAATTTGTAATTCAATAAAAGGCACTGGATAACCCCCACCCAGGCATTATCGGGTATGGGGCAAAAGTACGGCACGCATGCGGATAGATACCCCGACGCCCTGACAACACGCATTTCCGAATTTTTTTATAGGGGGCATTTTGGTACAAATCGGACAGGATAAAAATGGCTGCGAAGCCAAATGAAATTAAACGGCGCAATGGAAATCCAGGTAAACAAAAACTTCCTGATCTAAATAAAGTTATTGCGTTGCCAAGATTTTCTGCGCAACCGCCTGAGCATTTGAGCGAAGTTGGTGCAACCCTTTGGCGTGAGGTTTTAAATCTTGCACCTTGGATTGCCAATACAGATGGCACGATACTTTTAGAACTTTGCGAAAAGATGGAATTAAAAAAACAAATTCAGGATCAACTAAAGCCTGAACAATTTATACTTTTTACCGATAAAGGTTATGCCTATCAAAATCCTTTGTTTGGAATGCTAAGTACAGTGCAGGGTGATATTGTTAAAAATTTATCATTGCTTGGATTAACTCCAAGCGATAGATCAAAACTGGGGGTTGCCGAAGTGAAGGCTCGTGGAAAATTAGAGGAACTTCTCCAACAACAACGCAATGGATAAAATTGCTGCTTGGCCCCCACGATGGCTAACTCCAGTTTCAGAAACAGAAATCGCCAATGGTGATGGCCCACTTTATAGCCAGTTCGCAGAGGCTGTCTGTCGAGTTACTAAAGATTCAATCGCAGCACCTGCTGGCGAATTATTAATTTTGCGTGATTGGCAGAAACAACTTTTAGATCACGCTTTGGCAAGAAAAGAAAATGGCAGATTTAAACACAGAACTGCACTGATCGGAATGGCTAGAAAGAATGGCAAATCCGCACTTGCCGCTAGCGTTGGTTTAGCAGGTTTAACTCTTGGTGGTAATGGTTCTGAAATTTACTCTTGCGCAGCCGACAGGGATCAAGCCCGAATTGTTTTCGGAACCGCAAAACGAATGGTTGAGTTAGACCCTGAATTATCTACAATGTTTACTTTGTATAAAGATGCAATTGAATTTAAAGATAAGGGTTCAGTTTATCGAGTTCTCTCGGCTGAGGCTTATACAAAAGAAGGTTTAAATCCTTCTCCAATAATTATTTTTGATGAGGTTCACGCCCAACCCAATAGAGAACTTTGGGATGTAATGAGCCTTGCAGGTGGTGCCAGGCAAGATTCACTTCTCTTTGGCATCACTACTGCTGGCGTTAAAACTGCAACTAATGGACAAGATTCACTTTGTTACTCTCTGTATCAATATGGGCAGAGAATTGCTAAGGGTGAAAATACTGATCCAAGTTTTTTCTTTGCTTGGTGGGAACCAGAGAAACCAGAGGGTGATTATCGTGATCCGCAATTATGGCAAGAGGCTAATCCTGGCATTGGCGATATTGTCGATCTTGAGGATTTTGAGTCTGCGGTATTACGAACGCCAGAAGCGGAATTTCGAACAAAGCGAATAAATTGTTTTGTTAGTACAACTACTGCTTGGTTGCCAACTGGTTCTTGGGAAGCACTTATAGATTTAGAGCGTGAGGATATTCCTGGCGAGGATGTAGTTCTAGCATTTGATGGAGCGTTCTCAAATGATTCAACTGCTTTAGTTGCTTGGTTTTTAGGTGGAGAAAAACCACATTTAAAAGTTGTTGGAATTTGGGAGAAGCCACACGATGCAGAACAAGGTTGGTTTGTTCCAGTTGCTGAAGTTGAAAAAACAATAATTGATGTTTACCGAGATTCCAGATTCCAAGTTAGAGAAGTTGTATTCGATCCAGCAAGATGGCAACGAACCTTCATGGTGCTTGATGAGAACGGCTTACCAGTTGTTAGTTATCCAAACTCGGCGGAACGAATGGTACCTGCAACACAAAAGTTTTACGAAGCCGTTGTTAATGGATCGTTTACTCACGATGGCGACGAACGCTTGGCCCGCCACATCTCAAACTGTGTTACCAAACAATCCTCAAGGGGAGTAATGGTTGCAAAGGCTTCTAGCCGTCGCAAAGTGGATGCTGCTGTGGCCTCAATCTTTGGTTATGATCGGGCCACGCAGCCACCTGAACCTAAAGCACCTGTTACTCGATATTTTTCGATTCAGGTTTAGGTTTATCTCTAGGTATTTCATATTTACATTTTCTATAATCTGAACAAGACCAAACAGGCTTGTTCAAACCATAGTTTAAAATATCACTATAACCTTCACTCATTAACTTATTACATTTAGGACATCTCATTTGATCTCCTTTGTGATTAAGTATTGCTTCCCTACTTCACATAGATAGCCACTGCAATTATGACATTGGCATCCTTGCTTTATTACTAAGTGATTACAGCATTGCATTTTTTACCTTCCTTGGTGATTAAGTATTTCCTAACCACTGCCTTAATTATACTTTTGACACTTTTTGCAATTACATAAATTGCAATTTATTACGCATAACAATTATGGAAATTTAAAAGACACGCCACGATTTGACAAATGATTTCAACAATAAGGGGGAGTAAATGAAAAAAATAAATGCTACTTTGGTTGTTGAAGTAGTAGGGGTTGCCTGTGTAACAATAGGTTTAGCAATACTTTCAGTTCCAGCCGCACTAATTGTGCTTGGAAGTTTTTTAGTATGGATTACAGAAAAGGCTAATTAATGAATTTATCAAGAGCATTGCGCCAGGCTGGTGAGAAGCGAGCAACAAATCAATTTGTTGAGCCATTAATCCCAGGCCGCCCTGCATACAGTTCACCAGCAGGAGTTGTAGTTTCATCTGAAACTGCAATTCGAATGAGTACTGTTTATGCTTGCGTTCGTTTACTAGGCGATACGATTTCATCATTGCCAATGGGTGCTTATGTTCGCAGAGGTCGAAATAGAATTTCTTATGCCGCAGTTTATGGCGATGTTCCAACTTGGGTTAATAAGCCAAATGCTGAATCAACTCGAATGGAATTTTTAGAACAAGTTCTTGCATCTTTAAACCTTCGTGGCAATGCCTATATTCTTACAGTTCGTGATGAAATAGGTGAGGTTGTAGAACTTTATTGCATAAATCCTGAATCAGTAAGAATTGTTAGAAAAGGCCCTAACGAACCTTTGGTTTATGAAGTAACCATTAAAGAATATGATCCAGCGGGTGGAACTTATACTCAAGACTATAATCAAAAAGTAATGGTTTTAAGTAAAGATGAATTATTGCATATTCCATTATTTAAATTACCTGGTTCTTTTTATGGCTTAGGCCCAATTGAAGCAGCAAGAATTACTCTTGGCGCAGCAATGGCAGCCGATACTTATGCCGCTTCTTATTTTGGAAATGCTGCTAATCCTGGCGGAATTATTGAAGTACCAGGAGAGATGACCGAGGAACAAGCAACTAATATTGGTCGAGATTGGAATATCACTCATTCAGGCCCATATCGTGCAGGAAAGATTGGTGTACTAACAGGTGGCGCTTCATTTAAGCCACTTGCATTAAATGCTGCTGATGCTCAACTTTTAGATACACGCAGATTCGGACTTGAGGAAGTTGCTCGTTTGTTCCGAGTTCCAATTAGTTTATTAGGCCATCCAGTTGCAGGTGCAATGAGTTTTGCTAGTGTTGAAGCACAGAATCTTTCATTTGTGCAACATTCACTTCGGCCATTATTGGAAAGAATTGAACAAGCACTTTCATCATTACTTCCTGAGCAAGATGGATTTGTTAAATTTAATCTTGATGCGCTTCTGCGTGGTACAACTATTGAGCGTTATGATGCCTACACAAAAGGTTTGCGTGAAGGTTTCTTGAGCCTCAATGATGTTCGTTCAGTTGAGGATTTATCACCATTGGGTGAGGCTGGCGATCAATACAGAGTTCCTCTACAAAATATCGATGCAGCCGATGCTAAAGATGTTGGTTTGAAGTTAAGAACTGAAATCGCTGCTCAATTAATTCAAGTTGGCTTTGATCCTGCCGCAGTTAATGCCGCAGTTGGTTTGCCTAAGATGAAACACACAGGCGTTCCAAGTAGCCAGTTGCAACAGATTTCTGCAATTGATCCAGGTGATCCATCTAGTGTTTATGAAGTAAAGAGCCGTGAAAATCGTGGCGATCAAACTATTGTAAATGTGCCAGAGCCAACTGTAAATGTTGCTGCTCCTAATGTAACTGTTGAACCAGTAGTTATGATGGAATCACCAGAAGTTAATGTTGCTGCTCCTAATGTAACTGTTGAATCTCCAACTGTTCAGGTAACAAACACTATTGAACGCAAGCGAGTACGCAAGAAAGTTAAGCGTGATAAAGAAGGCCGTATTGATGAAATTATTGAGGAATTTGTAGAGGGGGATGAGTAATGGCAACTGGATTAAGCAGTTACTTAGCAAATAAATTCCTTGATGCAGTTGGAAATGCCACCTCTTATTCAGCCGCTAATGTTTATGTAAAATTGCACATTGGCGATCCAGGCGCAAATGGAACTGCAAATGCGGCTACTGAAACAACTCGTAAATCAATTTCTTTTAGTGCAGCCTCAAGTGGTGGATTGACTTCAGATGCAGATATATCCTGGACTAATATTGCAGGTTCAGAGGATGCTACATTTTTTACTGCTTGGGATAATTTAACAGCAGGCAATTTTTTATTCTCAGGAACAATTGCAGGCAATGCCTATACTGCTGGAGATACTTTTACAATCCCAAGTGGATCATTAACAGTTTCATTAACTTTAGCGAGTTAATAAATGGCTCAGTTTGTCTTAGATTCATCTGAATTAGATGTTGATGTTCTAGGGCCAATTACCTTCGCAACAGCCGAGGCAAATCTGGGTTCAATCTCAGCCAATGCCAATGCGAATATAACAAATGTTGTTTCGGCAACGGCTACTTTGGGTGGTTTAACCGCTAGCGCAACTGTACCAAGTGGAATAGTTGTTACAGGACAA